GGCAACAACAGCGGCGCTGGACCATATATTTCCTTGCCACACTCCAGTGCATTGTTCACGCGACGATCTGCGGCGGTCTGTAGTTTTTGGACGAATAACTCCAAATCTCCGGGNTANAACGAGAACGGAAATTACACGCGCTGGAACGACCNGCAAGCCGAAGGAACTGGCAGTTTAAAAATCGACATGCTTTCGGGTGCGGTCAAAATACGTGACGCTTACGGCGACCAGAATGCCAGTGGCGTCACCTACTATTATATCTCGCTCGGCGAGTTGTCGGGCGGCGGTGACTTACCACCGATTTACGGACGATAGGAAATACAACAATGATTGCATTAGAATCGAGTGGACGAATTGTTTATCAAGGGTCTTGGACTTTAAAACTACAAGAAATGATAGGGCTTGTTGGTAATAAGCAACCAAAGTTGCCGTTTGATACTTCCTCTGGAACACTAAGGAATGTAGGGTTTGCAAAACCAGTCTTGGACAAGTATCAAGTAGCGGGTACAGAAACTGGTGAAGTAAAAAATAACGAGTGGCTTATTACTGCCGCTGCCAAAGATATTTCTATAGAATCTGCTAAAGTATTAGCAAAAACCGAAGTATCTCAAAAAAGATATGAAGTAGAAAATGGTGGAATATTTTTAAATAATAAATTTTATGCAACAGACAGAGATTCACAATCTGCAATTAGTCGCATGACTGGAACAATTGCCTGGAAAGCAGCTGCCACAGTTGTTAAAGACGAGAAAACTTTTATTTCTGATTCTGAGTTTGTTGATACAGACATGGACGCTCTAAAGACTGCTGTTGCTGCTCACGTTGCAGCTTCTTATGCTAAGGAAAAAGAATTTGTAACAGCCATTAACGCTGCTGACACTATTGTTGCCCTGCGTCTAATTAACTTAACATCTGGATGGGCAGAAGTACCCTTGAAAGACTTTTAATGCCAACTGAGAAAAAACCAGAAGTTATTAAAACAACAAGCCATTCTAAATGGGTAATTAGTCATGGCGATATGATCGAACTGTTAAAAATCCTAGAGGATAAAAGGGCGTCAAAGGTTAGGAACTAAAATGCGTATATTTATTTTAATTTTAGCATTTCTTGCTATACCATTGCACTCAGCTGTAGCAACTACTTGGACTAAAGGTGATATAGTTACAGTGTTTTTTATATGTATCGAAGAAGAGGACATAATGGATGTTGCTTATGCAGATTCTAAAAATGAATTAAAATACGCCAGCGCCATAAAAATTAAACAATTTAGTAATAAGTGTAGCTTTGTTTATCCACCTATTACGCTACGCATAAACGATGTCATAGCAAGTTACACAGATTATAAAAAACAAGAAACTTCTATTTTAAAACTACACGATCCTAAGACAGATTTAAAAGCTGGTTATATTATAGCGGAAGGCAGACCAGCCAGTGCTAAAGAAATGTCACATTAGCTTGACAACTGTTGAGAATAATGGTAAAATAAACTAAGGACTAGACTAATGACAGTAGAATCTGCCAGCTACATCAGCCAGCTAAGTACATCCAATCCAGCTGCTGGTGATAACATTTCTGAAGGTGACGATCATATTCGTCTTATAAAAACTGTCCTTCAGACGCAATTTCCAAATTTAAGCACTGCGGCTGTTAACCCAACAGCAGCGCAGATGAACAAGTTAGGGTTTGAAACTGGTACGGTTATGATGTACGCATCTAACTCAATACCTACGACTCAGACAATCAGCGGCATAAATGACTTTTTGTTATGTGACGGGTCATCATTTTCAAGATCTACATATTCTGCTTTGTTTGGAATAATTGGGGTTACTTTTGGCGGATCAGGTGGTAACTTTAATGTTCCAGATTTTAGAACATTTTTTACAGCAGGTGTCGGAAGCGGGTTTGTTTTAGGAACCTCTCAAACAGCTACCGCATCTTCCGGAACAGCTGTTTTAAAAGTGCAACCCATTAACTACATTATAAAGACCTAAAATGGCGATTGATTACAGAGGTGAAAAGTTTTCTGGATACAACAAGCCTAAGCGTACCTCTGGAAAAAACAAAAAGTTTGCTGTATTGGCAAAGCAAGGCAGTACGGTTCGCCTGATTCGATTTGGTGATCCTAATATGTCTATTAAAAAAGACCAACCCAAGCGGCGTAAAAGCTTTAGAGCTAGGCACCGCTGCGATTCTAACCCACCCAGTAAGCTAACTGCACGCTACTGGTCTTGCAAAAAATGGTGATTGAAATGCCCCCAGGACAACCTTACAATCAAAAACCTAAAAAGAAAAAAAAGAAATTAGGAAACAAAATTGAATGTGGCTGTACAGAATGTAAGTGCTAGCCATGACAACGCCGTACAAAAGGAAAAAAGGTACTAAAAAACCTGGACGATATGTAACAATAGCAGGTAAGCAAGTCTATACAACAGACCCCAAAACTATTATCAGAGAAGAAACTATAGAAGCTATGGGAAAAGCTGTAGATAAGACAACTAAATTTTTTAAAGGTTTATTTAAATAACAATGGCTAACCCATCAACCTTATCAAGAGAACAAGCTAGCCAAGCTAGTGTGATTCTTGAAAATCCGGTGTTTAAGGAAACACTACAGAACATAAGTAGCAGACTAATATCCCAATGGACAATAGCTGATACTGTAGAAGAAAGAGAACTTTGTTGGATGAAGCTAAACGCTTTGAGTTCCGTTAAGGAAGACCTGCAAGCTTTTATCCATAACGACAAAATTGAAAACGGAGAGAAATAATGAGTGAGGCACCGACTAATCCCGAAGGGGAAGTCAAACAGCCACAACTTAACATGTTCGATGTCATGTTTGGAAGTGAGGAAAACACTAATCCGGAACAAACAATCGAAGAACCTACCATTGATAACTCAGAAAAGTATGAAGCTGAAGCCTTTGACGAGGCCGAAGAAGAAGTTGCGGAAGAGTTTGAAGAGGTAGACGAGTACGAGGTAGCTGACGAGGAAACTCCTACAGAAACCACACAAGCCTACACTGTTAAAGTAGATGGTGAGGAATTTGAGGTTACACTGGACGAGCTACGAGATGGCTATCAGCGGCAAGCGGACTACACCCGTAAATCGCAATCTCTAGCAGAGCAACGTAAAGCTTACGAAGCTAATCTACAAGCAGTCCAAAACGAGCGTCAACAGTATTCTCAAGTTTTGGAACAAATGTCTCAAACTCAAAACTACGAACTACAGCAGTTTGAGAACATTGATTGGAAGGAACTAAAAGACGATGATCCTATGGAATACATGGAAAAACGTCTTGAGTATCAAGAATCCAAAGACAGAATAACTCAGCTGAATAACGAACGTGCCCGAGTGCAACAGCAGTCTCAGCAAGAGTTTAATGATATAGTATCTCAGAAGGTACAGCAAGAGGCAGAACTTTTAGCCAAGGCTTTACCAGAATACTCTGAGCCGGGATCAACATTAAAATCTGATCTTAGAAGCTATGCTCTTAGTCTTGGTTTCCCGTCCAATGAAATAGATAGCATCACTGACCACAGGGTTGTAATGGTACTGCACAAAGCTATGATGCAGGACAATGCAGCTAAAGGGGTTAAGAAAGTTAAAATTGCTCCCAGAGTTGTTAAATCAGGAACACCTCAGACTAAGACGCAAAAAGTCAAAAAGGTTGCCCAGGTTAAACGAGAGAGGTTGACGAAAACAGGTAATCCTAAAGATGCTGCAAATGTTTTTCTGGATTTAATCTCATAACCTTTTAGGAGTAACTACACATGGCACAGCCAACTGGTGTATACGTTACGTTTTCCTCCAAGGGTCTTCGTGAAGACTTGGAAAATGTAATTTACGATATTTCCCCAACTGACACGCCTTTCATGTCGATGGGCAGTCGCTCAGACGCGGTTGCAGTTAGTCACGAATGGCAAACTGATTCTTTGGCAGCAGTTGCCAATAACTTCCACGAAGAAGGAGCAACGCTGACGGCAGCAGAGCCAGCAGCTACTACTCGTGTTGGTAACGTTTGTCAGATCAGTCTCAAGACGACTCTGGTATCCGGTACGCTTGATGCGGTTTCAAAAGCTGGACGCAAGGAAGAGCTTGCCTACCAAATGTCCAAGCGTTCCAAAGAACTCAAGCGCGACATGGAACGTGCAATGGTTGGCGTCAATGTAGCTAAAGCTGCAATGGCAGCTGACACTACCGTGCGTAAGCTTGGTTCATTGACTACTTGGGTCAACACCAACATCTCTAAGGCATCTGATGGTGCCAACGGTGCTGGTGCGGGTGCAGCGGTTCGTACTGACGGTACGGCCCGTGCGTTTACCGAAGCCCTTCTTAAAGCGGCAATCCTGTCTTCCTATAACGAAGGCGCTGACATTAAGTATTTGATGATGGCTCCTGCCCAAAAACAAACCTTCTCCAGCTTTGTTGGTGTTGGTGGTGGCAGTGGCGTCAGTAACTTTAATGACGTTGCTGATCAGCGCATCATTGGCGGCATGGATGTTTACGTCAGTGACTTTGGTGAAATGGCGGTTGTACCTAATCGCTTCCAACGGGCGCGTGATGTATGGCTTCTTGATCCTGAGTACTACGGCGTAGCTTATCTACGTCCGTTCTTCCAGCGTGAAGTTGCTAGTACGTCTGACGGTGAGCAACGTGCGATCATCGCTGAGTACACTCTTGTTTGCAAAAACGAAAAAGCTCTCGCAGCTGTGTACGACTTGTCGTAATCTAATCAGGGGGAGGGGTAATTCCCTCCCTCTATTAGGAGTAAACATGAACGACCCTATTAAAACAACGTTTAAGTATGATCATGGTGAAGACAAGGTTATACTTAATAATGTACAAGACATACAGCCTATCATAGAGCTTAACAAAAAAGAACAAAACAACGATTCTATGTATGGCATTGGTGAGAACGCAGCGGGTATGCGTAAAGTAGCCAGTATTCCTTTGGTGGTTATTGAAAAATGGAAGCGTGAATTAGGCGTCGATATTATGAATAAAAACGACTGGCCTAAAATTAAACAGCTTCTTAACGATCCTGAGAATAGATTTTTTAGGACTAATGAAAGCAAACTGTAATGGCTCTTTCTACGTTTTCAGAACTCAAAACATCTGTAGCAAACTATCTCAACAGGGACGACCTTACAAGCGTCATCCCTGATTTCATAACGCTTACTGAAAATCGTATCAATAGAGAACTGAGAGCTAGAGCTAACGTAAGCAGGGTAAATACGACCACTACTTCCGGAACAGACCTTTACGATTTGCCAGCTGATTTAATTGAGCTTAGAAGTGTTAGCCGTGTTTCAAGCAATAACAACACTTCTCTATCTTACATGACTCCAGAATCTGGAATTAGAGAATACGGCACTACTGCAAACGGTTCCCCAAAAGCATATTCCAATATGGGAAAAGCAATAAAGCTTATTCCTACACCGGATTCAGCATATACTATAGAGTTAATCTATTACAGCAAACTTGCCGGATTGTCCGACAGCGTAACTACCAATAATATCCTAGCAGAGTTTCCATCGTTGTACCTTTACGGTGCGTGTCTAGAAGGTGCTATATTCCTAAATGATTCTGATGAAATTACCAGATTTGATGCTATCTTTAACAGAACTTTGGTAAGCATCCAAGAGTCAGAAGAAAAAGCTAGGTATGGCGGCAATGTTATGACCATGACAGTCCAAGGCGATCCTGGTTCTCTAGTTCGTAGGGGTGCGTAATGGCTACTAAGTTTCCAGATATAGAAGTTGACGGTGGTGCAAGCAATAGGATCAGTAAACCTGGAGGTACTAATTGGGTTCTTGATAATTTTAATATTATACAAGAGGGAGGCGGAAATTTGCTAACTGAAAATAACAAATATATTACCCTCCAAGAGTTTAAAAATGTAGTATGGACAACTGACGAAGCTACTGGCAATGGCTAAACAAATATTTGATATATCCTCTAAGTCAGGAGCGTTTTCCTTAAATAAGGATTTGTCTCCCTATGACATGCCTCCAATGTTTTTCAGTGACGCTCAAAATGCTAGGTTTGTAGACGGCAAAGCTGGTAAAATTTTAGGCCACTCTCAAGTTTTAGGAACACCTTCAGTGGCTCCATTGTGGGCTACTGATTTCTTACAGGGTAGTAATAGCCTTTGGATTTATGGAGGCGCTACGTCTTTACACAAGATAACAGGCACAACCCATGCAGCTGTAACGCGCAGCAGCGGGGCCTACACTACATTGTCAGGAACTTCCAATAGCTGGTGCGGTGGTGTTCTGGGTGGCGTATTGGTCTTAACAAATGGTCTAGATGTACCTCAGAGTTTGACCCAGGCCGGTAGCGTGTTTACAGACTTGCCTAATTGGCCCTCTACCTTGAAGTGCAAATCTATTGTACCGTTTAAGAACCATCTAGTTGCTCTCAATCTTACTGACTCTGGTACAGCAAAACCTTTTACAATTAGGTGGAGTGATGCTATACCAGCAGGCGCAGCAACCAACGGTACAGACACTTGGAACACAGGGAGTGCTGCTTCACAATCTGCTGAGACCTCTATATCGTCAGCAGAAGGGCATATTTTAAACGCCTTACAAATGGGCAACGAGTTAATAGTTTACCTAGAGGATAGTATAT